TAGGTGATGAGTTTATGTCAGCAGGCGTATGGCCAGAGTTTCTAACAGAGAGAACTTGGGTTGAGGATTCAAGAGAACCCATTTGTAATATATTAGGTGGAACAATTAAACAATTAGAAGTATTAAAAGAAGTTACAATATTTGAAGATATGGTTAGATTAACCAAAACAGATGCAGATATGAATATTGTTAAACAGTATAAAGGTAAACATCCTTTTCATAGAACAACACCAAAGATAGCAGCTTTAATGAAAGTATCTACAAATACTTTCTATGCGATGAAGGTTACTTTTGCAAATATGCTAAAAGCAATTGCTGGCGATGACTATCACGAACTACAAAAATGCTTGGAGAAGGATGAACGAATGGCAGCTCATATTCACTTTCAAGTGCCAGGGCCAGACGGAAGTTATGGGTATGGTGGAAAATGCTTTCCAAAAAATGTGCAGATGTTTAGATTACTCTCACGTGGTGGTCTTCAAAAAGAATTTCTACATGTTCTCGAAGAACTGAATACAAATTTTAGGGATAAGGAATGAGTGCGACAATACCGACCACCATATTTCCTATATACTTTTTAGTAAGTGTGATAATATGTACTATAAGTTGTACAATGGCCAAAATAAATATTATTGACAATCAGATTAGAATCAGGTATTATTAAAGAAAAAGAGGTAAGGATAGATGAACTTTATATCAGCAAAAAATGGCAACAGAGTGCAGAATACAATTGCTCGTGATGTGGTACGACATTGTATTGAAAAACTTATGCCAAGAATGAAAACTTTAGATATATCTGTACTGTTTAAGAAGATACCTGAAAAAGAAAATACAATTGGTACCTGCTTGATGTTAGATAACAATCGAAATTTTGAAATTGAAATCAACAAAGGTTTGTCCTTTGATGAGATAGTAAAAACAATATGTCATGAAATGGTACATGTAAAACAATATGCCAGAAACGAAATGACAGACTCAACATGGAAAGGCAAGTTGAGATGGCGAAACAGATTTATTAAAAAGAATACAGCGTATTCTAAATTGCCATGGGAACGTGAAGCATATAGAAAACAAAATACACTTGCTAAAAGTTACTATAAATCGGCAGTTGATTAAAATTTAAACATTAGTGTTTAAGTAGAAAGGTACATTATGAGAAAAGTGATAATTATGGTCTTCTTGACTTTATTTACATTTTCAGCACATGCAACAGAAAATAAGTCAGTAACACTTACTGATACTATTAATACTGTTTCTCAAATACCAAACAAGTTAGTTAAATGGTTGAGTGATGAGATTGTTAAAACTAAAGAATACCAAAAGAAAGCTTGGTCAGACGTTACTCTGATAAGTAAAGGTGAATAATGTTAGAACCTTGGCAACCTAATAGATTTTTTCTGTTTATAACAGTAGCTATTATATTGCTGTATTGTTTGAACTCTCTTGCCGATCCATATGAACATTGCGAAGTTAAAAAAGTAATTGTATATGACGGCAAGGAGATCGTTTCAGCAGAGATAGGATATGTTTGTGAGAGTAAATTTAAGGTTGACAATAAGACCAATTCTGTTGTAGAATTACCAAAAGAGGAATTACCTCAGGTAGTTTCTTTAACAGAGTTTTATAATGAATGGATGAACTAAGAATATGATAAAAATTATAATAGGTATCGTAATCGGTATCTGTATAGTAAAATTTGGATTGTTGCCAGACATACTAAATTTTCTAAATGAATCTGGCGCAACTGATAAAGCAATAGACACATTGGAGGGTCTTAAATCATGAAACACTTGAAACTAATATCAATGTTCATTCTTGGTGGTCTTGTTTTGACTGGTTGTGCGGTGAAAAGTCCGACAACAGCGATGCTTGAACATAAAGAAAAAAAAGTAAATCAAACAATAGTTGAAGTACCGAAGTGGTATAAAAAACTTCCTAACAAAAAGGATATAATTTTTACTGCTGGAGCTGCAACTGCACCAGATTTACAATTATCTGTTGACTTGGCAACAATGAATGCTAAGTATGTTCTAGCAGATAGAATTAACGGTAAAATGGATGCGATGATTAAAACATTTGTAACTAGATTAGGTACAGATGACGATATCAATGCTACAACTCTTACAGAGTTTGAGAAGGTAACTAAAAATGTTGTTGCCTCTGTAGATGTCGCTGGATATTACCCAGAGAAAATCGAAGTCCACGCTAGTGGTGCTCAGTTTACAGCATACGTATTGTTAAAATACGATGATGTGGAAGCACAAAAAATAATTATTAACAGAATCAAGAAAGACCAAATGGTTTATTCTAAACTAAAATCTACAAAAGCTTGGTTAGAACTTGAGAAAGAAGTTAATAAAAAACTTGAAGAAGTAGAAGCACAATCTTTGACAAATCTAGAAAACGGTATTACCGAAATAATTCAGGTTGACAAAGATAAACAAACTGTGGTAGAATAATATCATATGAACATTTTTGAACTACATACTAATCCTAGTATATGTGCAGAAATGCATTGTGATAAACACATTGTCAAGATGCCCATTGAGTATGCTCAACTATTGAGTACTGCTCATAGGGTACTTGACGGCACAGAGTATATCGGTGAAACTAAAACAGGTCGTAAAGCAAAACGATGGCGACTTGATGACGAAAGAGAAAACATCTTATACAAAGCATCACACATAAAACACCCAGACGGCATATGGGCAAGACAAACTTCGGGTAACTATTACAAATTATTTTTCTTATACATGTCTGTACTTGGAGAGTTTAAATACAGATACGGAAAGATACACGGTGCAAGTAAACCATCACTTTGGTTACAACGAGCACCTAAGAATATACCAGAAGGCCCAATAACAGAGTTACCTCAATGTATGCCAGATGATTGTAAAGGGAAAGATGTTATACAGGCGTATAAGAATTACTATATAAACTATAAAAATGAATTTGCAACATGGAAAAATAGGGAGGTTCCGATTTGGTATGACAAAGGACTTAAAGAATTACGTAGTTGACGATCATCCTAAAATAAAAAATTTTGATAAGTTAACTAAGGCAGATTTAATTAAAGAGATAAAAAATTTACAAAATATTAATAGGTATCATCAAGAGACAAATGGTGAGTTAAGACAAAAGATGTCAACCATTAGAAAATTAAGAAGAGAGAATACAGAGTTAAGAGATCAATTAAATACTTTGAAAAAACCTTTATCTGAAGTTTTGATACTTACCGAAGACATGGAAGTCAAACCAGAGAGTACTGATTGATGCCCACATATCATATTAGAGATACAGAGACAGACGAAATCTATGAGGAATTTTGTAGCTATGATGAATTAGAAGAGTTTCTAAAAAATAATCCTAGATACAAACAAGCACCAACGACTATCAATATAGTTGGGGGTGTCGGTGATAGAACTAAAATAGATGGTGGAATGAAAGAAGTATTAGGTAAGATAGCACAATCTCACCCATCTTCACCACTCGCAGACAGATTTGGTTCTGGTGAATCACATGGTAAACTAAAAGCAAGAAGCATATTGAAAAAGCGAGGAATAATAAAATGAGAAATGAACTGTTAAAAGCATTTAAATCACATGCTCAAGGACATATAGATAAACACGTTGCAAACGTGGAAGTATTGTTAACAAAAACTATGGGAATTGCAGAGCACCCAGATGTCATAGAAACAATAGAAAAAGAAGTTAGAATTATTGCTGACTATGACGATCTATTAGAAATGGTAGATAAATACTTTGTAAAGGACGATACAAAGAAATATGTCGAAAAGTAAAACAGACGTTAAATTAGAGGATATGCTTAAGTTGAAGCCTATTGGCGACAACCAAGAGCAAGTCTTTAAATCTTGGGATGAAGGTAAACATCAATTTGTTTTTGGCGCAGCTGGAACAGGTAAGACATTTGTTTTACTTTACAAAGCATTTCAAGAAGTCTTAAATCTAAAATCACAATACGACAAAGTTGTATTGGTGAGATCACTTATTCCTACTAGAGAAATAGGTTTCTTACCTGGTGACGAGGAAGACAAGTCAGCATTATATCAGATACCATATAGAAACATGGTTCAGTTTATGTTTCAACAACCTAACGAACAAGCTTTCAATATGTTATATGATAGATTGATTAATCAAGGGTCAATGTACTTTATGTCAACTTCATTCTTACGTGGATTGACATTTGACAACTCTATAATAATTGTAGATGAGTGTCAGAATTTAAACTTTCATGAGTTAGACACTATCATAACTAGGGTAGGTCAAAATTCAAAGATTGCATTTGCAGGTGATTTTTTTCAAACTGATTTACTTAAAACAAACGAAAGAAATGGTCTACACGATTTTTTAAGAATTGTAGAGAACATGAAATCTTTTAATGTAACAGAATACACAATCGCAGACATTGTACGATCTGGTTTCATTAGAGAATATTTAATTGAAAAAACAAAACTAGGTTTTGGTTTGGAGCAATAATGGATATAGTAAAGTTAAGAGAACAACTAGCAATAGATGAAGGCGTAAAATACGAAATATATAAAGACCACTTAGGATACCCGACTTGTGGCATAGGACATTTAATTTTAGATTCAGACCCAGAGCATGGTCAAGAAGTTGGCACACCTGTATCTGAGGAAAGAGTAAACGAATTATTTGACAAAGATTGTCAAGTGATGATAGACGAGTGTAAAATTCTCTATCCAAATTTTGATGAACTACCAGAGGAAGTACAACAGATTGTAGCAAATATGATGTTCAACATGGGAAGGCCAAGACTAAGCAAATTCAAAGGCATGAAAGCTGGAGTAGATGCAGGTGACTGGCAAAAAGCTGCAGACGAGATGGTGGATTCAGGTTGGTACCGTCAGGTAACTAACAGAGCTCAACGATTAGTGGACAGAATGAGAGAAGTGTAATTGTTTAAACATGTACCCGTGACGTTGGCAGAATTGTCAACAGAGACTATTAATAAAAAAAGATATTATATAACACCAGATGGTAATAAGTATCCGTCTATAACAACTGTATTATCCACACGAAACAAAAAAGGTTTGTTTGAGTGGCGTAAACGAGTGGGCGAAGATGTCGCAAATCACATATCAAGGACTTCGGCATCAAGAGGTACAAAGGTACACCAGATGTGTGAAGATTATCTCAATAATAACTTTGATATTGAGAAACATAAGAAAAACTTTTTACCTTATTGCTTGTTTCAACAACTTAGCACAAACGTTCTATGCAAGATTGACAACATTCGAGCTCAAGAAGTTGGCCTTTACTCTGATAAATACAAGTTAGCAGGTAGAGTCGATTGTATTGCTGAGTATGATGGTGTCTTATCGGTAATAGATTTTAAAACCTCAACTAGAGAACGTAAAGAGGAATACAACGAAAACTACTACATTCAAACGTCAGCTTATGCTGAAATGTTTGAGGAAAGAACTGGTACACCAATAAATCAGATTGTTGTATTAGTTGTAACAGAGGACGGTGTAGTACAAGAGTTTGTTAAAGATAAAAAAGAATATGTACCTTTGATAGACGAGATTGTCGCAGAGTTCCAAAAGGAAAACGTTAATGAACCGATTTTTACAGACAATCATATTACTGGCTAGTGTCTTATGTTTTAGTATTCTTATTAATGTTGCAATCGCTAGTGAATCAAAAGAACCTACACAACCTGATAAAGACTTAAAAACATTAAACCCAGACGATATAATAGTTGACCCTACACCTTTTTACGTACAGAAACCATTCTTATGTCAAAGAGGAGATGCTTTTATTGCGGTATTAGAAAGTAGAAAAGAATATAGAGCATTTATAGGAAATGGACAACTTATAAGAGAAGACGGAACTAAGTTACAAGTATGGATATTTACAGCAGTAAACTTTCAAGCAGGCACATTTACAATATTTGAATGGCATAGTGAAGGTAACTTTGCTTGTATTCTTGCCATAGGAAAAGGATTTGAGATACTTAGTGACGGTGATAATCAGATAGAAGAAACAATACACATAAGAAAGCTCTTGACATTATAACCCTAACCTGATATAAATATTAATGAATTCGGTGAAGCTTTGTAGAAAAGCAGTTAGGACTAGGGTGCGATACCCTACACCTCCACCAAATCTAGATAACCTCGACTTAGGGGGTGAAATAGGTTTCGACTACTGACGAGTATCTTTGCTGAGGATTCACAACCATAAGTGCAAACACTAATTTTGCAATGGCCGCCTAATTGCTAGCGTAATTAACGGTCGGGGTCGGCAAGTACCTGGCAACAGAAACTTGCCACTTTAATAATGAGGAATAAAACATGATAGGTATAAACGAAACTTTTCCAGCATTTGAAATGACAGGTGTTGATGATAAAAACGAATTAGTAAAAATAGACTCAGCAGATTACTCAGACAAGTGGTCAGTATTCTTTTTCTACCCTAAAGACTTTACTTTTATATGTCCTACTGAAATTTTTGCAATGGACAAATTGACAGAAAAAGGATATAAGGTACTAGGATTTTCAGGTGACAATGAGTATTGCAAATTAAATTGGAAAAAGACTAACAGTTTAATTAAAGATATACATTACCCTTTAGTTGCAGATACAGGTTTACTATTGGCAGAAAAACTAGGTATTGTAGATTGGAACGAGGGTGTTGCATTAAGAGCTACTTTTATTGTAGATGAACAAAACAAAGTCAGACACATATCAGTAAACGAATTAGATACTGGTAGAAACGTTGACGAAGTGATAAGAACCTTAGAAGCATTACAAGCTGGAGGTAAGACTGGTTGTGATTGGCAACCTGGGGATGCGTTACTGTAAATGGATTTTGCTAAACTCACACCAAAAAAATTTTCATTAGAGATAGAGAAGATTGCTAGTGAGAATAATCTAAATCATTTAGATTCGGTACTATTATATTGTGATAAAAACAAAATGGAAATACAAACTGTAAAAAAGTTAATCACAAAAGCATTGAAACAAAAGATAGAGGCCAACGCATCAGCACTAAAACTACTTAAAAACAAAGAAAGTGGTGTTGGTAAGTTGCCAATATAATGGATGCAGCTGACGTATATCTAACATATTGTGCAATCAAAGCTCACTTTTCTAAAAACAAATATGATTACCATAAGTTTGCTGGCAAGACCAAAATAAAGAGAGATAGTTTCTATAAGAGGAAAGATAGATTTTTCTTTGCAAGACTAGCTAGAAAACTAAAAACCAAAAAAGAGATAGAAGATTATTTTGTAGCAAATTACATAGTTGTCAAAGGTGGATGGGTAGGTAAGTATGAAGATCAGTATTATACGGATTGGAAGAAGAGAACAGAATCACTTACATACACTTTTAAGAATGAGATAGAACCATATACAGATAGGTTTGAAGAGTTATTTGAGTGGAAAGATACTCATCCTTTACTACTAAGAGAATATCTAGGTAAAAGGGTTTCATTAGAAACCATGTGTATATTAGATGAATTAGTTGGTTATCAAAAGGATTGGAAAGAGGACTTGATTTGGACAGACATAAAAAATCTTATGAATAGCTATAAAAAGTTCTTGACAATAGACA